AGCGAAGTACTTATAGTCCTTCTGTGTCCTGTGTCCTGCTGTATAATATTAGTTTTCAGCAGGACTTTACAGGACATGCCAAGCATTTACTTTTGTGCCCAGCACTTTTTACTCACTTACGCCCATTCTGAAGGCCGCGATGGGAAACCCCCTCTGGACCCCCACCGAATTGTTGAGGTCCTTGGAGACCTTGGAGCTGAATGCATTGTCGCACGCGAGCATTACCCAACGGGTGAAGGATTTCACCTGCATGTGTTCTGCAGCTTCGAACAGCGATTTCGAAGTCGAAAGGTTGACGCTTTTGATGTCGACGGTTACCACCCGAATGTTGAGCCAAGTCGAAAGAATGCGGTTGGAGGCTATGATTATGCGACTAAGGATGGCGAAGTTGTCGCTGGAGGACTCGAGCGACCGAGCGGAGTTAGCGGCCGAAGAGGCACTTCTCGAGATGCGGATAACTGGGCAGAAATCGCAGCTGCTGAGACTAGTGAAGAATTTTGGAGACTTTGCGAGGAGCTGGATCCTAAGTCTATGGTGTGCAATTTCCCAGCCCTATCTCGATTCGTTGAATGGAAGTTTCGACCTGAACCGGTACCCTACCGTTCACCCGATGGAGTTTTTGACCTTACCGGTTATGAAAGTCTCGAAGACTGGCGCGATAACGTTCTGTTTGGGGGAAGCCGAGGTTAGTTGCATCCTGGAGGGGGCTGGCGGGCTTAACCGGGCTAAAGCCCTCGCCCCTGGCCCCCCTAACCCTAACCCTAACCCTAACCCTAACCCTAACCCTAACCCTAACCCTAACCCTAACTTTTGGGCTATGACTTGCTGAGTCGCAAGCCGCCTGGTTTACAGTTTGCTGATTATAGTGTGGTAGGTAGACGAAAGTCCCTTGTTTTGGTAGGTCCGACTAGGATGGGTAAGACGACTTGGGCTAGGAGTCTAGGCAGCCATATGTATTTTGGGGGTCTGTTCAGTGCCGGAGAGGCACTAGGTAACCCAAAGGCTGACTACGCGGTGCTGGATGACATTGCTGGGGGATTGAAGTTCTTCCCGAGATACAAGGATTGGCTAGGTTGTCAGATGCAATTTCAGCTGAAAGTGCTCTACAAGGAACCTAGTTTGTTTGATTGGGGGAGACCATGCATATGGTGCTCTAATACAGATCCCCGGGTGGGGTTGGATGTGGACGACGTTGCATGGTTGGAAGGAAATTGTATTTTTGTGGATATCACAACGCCTATTTTTCATGCCAATACAGAGTAGTGCATGGCCTAAATGCAAGTTGGTCTGAGCTCGAAGACCCATCTCTTGCCCTAAACATATCGATAACGTAATAATCTCCCATTCCCGCTTTACCAGTTGTAGAATAGATGGCCGAGTTCTCACCTCCTCCTAACTCATCGTCATTGTAGACTAGAGTGGAGTACATGGGATGCCACCTATTGTATTTCCGGATAAACCCGTCTTCATTGCCCGACGCGAGCGTGCATGTCTTGTCGTACTTGAGTGTGACGCGTGATGTATCGACCTTTGCTATCATTGGATCGATCCAGTCAACCGTGTTTTGACCTCGAAATAACTTCTCAAATAGTGTGTATTGATCTCCACCGCCGGTGTTGCCAGCAACCTGATTAAGAACGCGGGTCCACCCATTGCTGGTCTCTATGCCAACGGCAAACGAGCTGGTGTTAGAAAAGAATGCTCCCTTGATGGTAAAGCATATGCGGCGCCATTGCCATGGCATGCCTGTGCTGACTTGAATCTCAATGGCCTCCTTGAGTCCAATCATGTAACAGTTCGTGGAACTGCGTGTGGACAGGTTGTATTTAGTGCCAAATTGTGCGTTGTTCGATGCGATGGTCGCGTCGCGAGCGGTCGCGCACCAAGCGAAACATGCGACAGACTGACTGTTCTGTCCGCCTACCACGACCGCTGGATTGGTCGTGTACGTAGTTCCACCTGTCTGATTGGCGGATGTGCTGTTGCTCCACGGCAGCATGGTGTCACGTTTTTTTGTTGAGGTCATGTTGAGGATCCGTTTTTTTGTGGGCATTCTCCCACCATACTTCTTTTTGCCATAGCTTCTTCGCGGTCGTGAAACCCTGGCACGTTTTGTTGGGGTCCTCCTCTTGGCATACGAAGAATACCTTCTTCTTTGGGGGTAGCGTCGCATTTTGTTGGGACATGTCTCAGAATTGTTGAGACATTTGTTGGGGGGAAGCGAAGTACTTATAGTCCTTCTGTGTCCTGTGTCCTGCTGTATAATATTAGTTTTCAGCAGGACTTTACAGGACATGCCAAGCATTTACTTTTGTGCCCAGCACTTTTTACTCACTTACG